TGGTTTTGAAAAATATATGCTTAAGCTACCGTTTTTAAATAACGGTACTTCTTTTCCTCCTCGTGTTTTTATACATGAACACTCAAAAGCTCAAGGACATAAAAGACACTGGCAAATGGATGACAATATTAGATACTTTGGTCATTTCAATGGAAAAATAAGAAGAAAAATAGATCCGGGACTTGGTATAAGAATGTGTGAGGAATTTTGCGACCAATGGACAAATGTTGGAATTTATGGACCTTATTATTCTTGGCAATGCAATGGACGTATCACCCCTGTTCCTTTTAGAAAAAATATTCATGTTTACTCTTGCATGAATTTATCTAACGACTTGCCGTTTACTTGGCGTGGCCCATGGAATGAAGATGTTGATTTATGCTTACAAGCTCTTTCTCATAAACTTTGCACCATAGGTACAACTTTTATAACTCAGGAAAAGATGGTCACTATGAGTACTAAAGGGGGTAACTCTACTGTTTACCAAAACTTAGATTCTCGTGCTTATGGTTCAAGAACACTTCAAACAAAATGGCCCGGTATTGTTGAATTAGTAAACAAATACGGCCGACCTCATTTTCACATTAAAAAAAATTGGACTATGTTTAAAGATATTCCTTTAAAAAAAGATCCTAACTACATTCCCAAGCGTTTTAATATTCAACTTAAGGACTGTTCCTAATGCCTGCTAAACGCTCTACAAAAAAAGAGGTTGAATGGCGTGTCCGTAAAATTGCGGCACTGAAAGCCAGAAATGCCAGTCGCTCTGAAATTGTTGCTTATGGTGTAAGAGAGTGGGGGGTCAAACCTAGACAAGTTGATGAGTACATAGCTCAAGCAAATCAAGTTATAGCAGTTGATTGGGATATAGACCGTAGACAATTTACTGCCGATGTTTTATCACAATTAGCGACCTTAGCTCAAGATGCAAGGCGAAATAATCAGCCTCATGTAGCCTTAGGTGCCATAAATTCAATGGCAAAAATTGCTGGAATATTTGATCAATGAGTATATTGGATACGAAGGAAGGCACAATCCTTCAAAATCTTTCTTCTGGTGACTCGTTAGACGCTGATCATATTTATCAGAAAATTCAAGACGACTTACATCCGGGTCAACTGTCTTTTGTGACAGATACAACTACCCAGATCATTGGATTATCTGCTGGATATGGTGCTGGTAAAACAAGATCGCTTTGTGCTAAAGCTGTTCAACTTGCTATTGCTAATCAAGGATTTACTGGATGTGTAATGGAGCCAACAGGTCCATTAATTAGGGATATTTGGCAGACTGATTTTGAAATGTTTTTAGAGGAATATGATATTCCATACACTTCAAGGCAATCTCCTCTCCCTGAATATATTCTTCATCTTCCGATAGGTGACACAAGAATACTTTGTAGATCATTTGAAAACTGGCAACGAATTATTGGTTTAAACCTTGCTTGGGTATTGGCTGATGAGATCGACACAGTCTCACCATCAATAGCAGACAGGGCTTTCCCTAGAATCCTTGCTCGTTTAAGGTCTGGTAATCAAAGACAGTTCGGTGTTGCTTCTACTCCTGAAGGTTTTAGGTGGATGTGGAATACATTTGGTACTGATGAAGCAAAACAAAGAAAGGACAGAAAGCTTATAAAGATGCGTTCTTATGACAACCCGCATTTGCCACCTGATTTCATTACCCGACTTGAAGAAAACTATGATTCTGGATTACTGCAAGCTTATTTAAATGGTGAGTTCTGCAATATCACTACAGGTCAGGTTTACGATAGATTTTCTAGAGATCTTCATGTTGTCCCAGAACAGCAACCAATGTCCATTGATCTCCAAGAAGAACCACTAAGAGTTGGAATTGACTTCAACGTGGGCAATATGTCAGCAGTTATAGGAGTTGCTTCAGGAGATAACTTTTTCGTTATTGATGAGGTAAGTGGTTCCCATGACACAGACTCAATGGCTCAAGAAATCAAGCGACGGTATCCTACAAATAAAATTTATGCTTATCCAGACGCTTCAGGAGGAAACAGAAGTACAAACGCTTCTAAAACCGACATCCAAATATTGGAAACATACGGATTCTCGAATCAATCACCAGCAGCAAACCCACCTGTTAGAGATAGAGTTAATTCAGTCCAAAGATTGTTAGAGGATGGCAAAGGTAAAACTAGATTAAAAATAAATAAGAATGCTAAAAAGTTGATTGAATGTTTAGAGCTACAAAGTTATACGGAAAAAGGCGAACCAGATAAAGATGCTGGTTATGACCACATGAATGATGCTTTAGGATATATAACTTGGCGTTTATTTAATCCACTTCATTTAAGAGCAGGAAAAAGTACAGGTATTAGGCTGTATTAAGACTAAACTGTTCACATAGTGTTGAGGTTTCATTGTGTATAGCGGTTACAACTACCACAGTCGTGAGAAAGCAGGAACAGAAACTTTTGTAAATGACCCTAACGCAGCTTGGCAAGCACAAGAGGCTCACTGGATTCTTATAGAAGATTTAATGGGTGGATCTTATGAGATGCGTAAAAAACATAGAAGATATTTACCGCAAGAACCTAGAGAATTGGATGAAAGCTATGACAACAGATTAGCTCGTTCTGTTTGTCCTCCTTATTACCAACGTCTTGAAAGAATGCTGGCTGGAATGTTGACAAGAAAACCTGTTCGTTTAACTGATGTTGCTGATGTAATTAGAGAACAGTTGTTCGATGTTGACTTACAGGGCAATGATCTTAATGTTTGGACTTACGAGACTGCTAGAAAAGTAATTAGATATGGTCATTGTGGTGTTTTAGTTGATGCTCCTGCTGCAGGACAAAATGGAAGACCATATTGGGTGACTTATTCGCCAAGGGAAATATTAGGATGGAGAACTGAATTAAAAGAGGGTCAGCAAAAATTTAGTCAACTGAGATTACTTGAACATGTATTTGAACCAGATGGTTTATATGGTGAAAAAGAAGTAGAGCAAGTTCGTGTGCTAACGCCGGGAAAATTTGAAATACATAGGAAGGATTCTGAAACTGGCGACTATAAAATATTTGATGAAGGTGTAATGAGTTTGCCTGAAATTCCTTTTTCTGTTGCTTATTCCAATCGAATTAATTTAATGGAGTCTCGACCTCCTATGGAAGATATAGCAGAATTAAATTTAAAAGCTTATCAAGTGCAATCAGATTTGGATAATCAGCTCCACATAAGTGCTGTGCCAATGTTAGCTTTTTTTGGTTTTCCTCAATCAGCCGAAGAAGTTAGTGCAGGTCCGGGAGAAGCAATAGCTTTTCCTGCTGAAGGTCGGGCAGAATATATTGAAAGTAAAGGTACAAGTTATAACGCACAATTCCAAAGATTAGAGCAATTGTCTGATCAAATAAATGAACTCGGATTGGCAGCAGTTCTAGGGCAAAAGCTATCCGCAGAGACAGCAGAAGCAAAAAAAATAGACCGCTCACAAGGAGACTCAACAATGAAAGTGGTGGCACAGCAGGTACAAGATATGATTGATAACTCACTTGCTTATCATGCCCAGTATTTAGGCAGTAATGAAGCTGGAAGTAGTTTTGTAAATAGAGATTTCTTAGCATCAAGACTTGAACCACAAGAGATTCAAAGTTTGCTATCTCTTTACACTGCTGGCACTATTACACAAAAAACTTTATTGGATCAATTAACTGAAGGTGAAGTATTGGGAGATGAGTTTGATGTTGAAGAGGAATTAGAAGCTACTGAAATGGGTGGTTTAATTGATATGCAGCAACCTCAGGCACAAGACAACCAACCAGAAGATGCAGCCGCTTGATAAATGCCAACACTTTCTGTAACTCAAATAACAGATGAAGGAACACCTGCGGCCTTATTTAGAAATGCTATTGACCTAAATAGGTATAGCAATAGTGTTTCTAGACGGATAATCAATGAATACAACAACATTATTATTGAAGCTACAAATCAATTAAAAATACTTGAAGGCTCTGATAGTTATAAAGCTTTAAGACTTA